CCTATAAGGCCAGGCGTAGAATTGACTTCAATCATAATAGGAACTTCTTTGTCTCTATTTTTTGATGGAATAAAATCTACACCCACAATCATTCCGTCAACTGCTTTTGCGGCTCTTAAAGATTCTGATATTTCAAGATCAGTTAACTCATGTTCTGTTGGTTCAGAACCTTGAGATACATTACTTCTAAAATCATCATTAACAATTGGTCGTTTTATTGCACCAATTATTTGACCAGAAGCTACAATAACTCTTACATCATATTCTGTTTTAATCCATTCCTGTAATATAACATCAACAAATTCGTTTTCTCTGTGAAGAAGTTGTACAATACTATGAAGTGATTTTAAACTTTCAACTAACATAACACCAACACCTCTAGAACCAATAGAAGTTTTAAGAATCATTGGAAACTTATTACCTAACTTTTTAGCTGCAATTTCAGCACCTTCTGAATGTCTAATAAGAACTGTGGTAGGTGTATTAAAATTATTTTGTTGAAATATAACTTGATTGTACCATTTATCATTACATATATCATGGCATTTAGTTGAGTTAAATATAGTATAACCATCGGACTCTAAAGTTTTTATAGCAATATACCAAGAACGGTTTCCAGTGTTTACTGATGAACCCAAACCCCTTGCCATGATTAAAGTGTCGTTAGGATTTATCTTAAATGGTTTATCATATTTAGCATCAGACTTCATAGTTGGAAGTTCTACTTTACCATTTTCATCTACAGGAAAAGAATATACAAGTTTATTGTCTCCATCACCTTCCATATACATTCCAGAAAATTCTGCAAGATATACATTCAACCCAAGCTCACTTGCTTTCTTACGAATCAATGCCCCTGTTTCATTAGGGTCAAGTGGGTCATCATGTGAAAGAATTAACAACTTGTATGGTTGTTCTTTTTCAGTAATAAATGACTTGAATTGTTCCAAGATTAACCCTCTCGTTTTTTGCCTATGTTATATTTAGTCTCAAGAGTCCATTCGTCTTTTTCTTTAAATGAAATGATTTTGATTTGACTTAAAGGAGCAGCTGGTTCTGTAGTTCCTTTAATTTCTACTAGACCCCAATCACCCAATAGTTTAGCAATTGTGTTACGTCTTGCAATATCATTTTCTGATAAGTTTGTATTCTTACCATCTAGTGCAAACAATTCTTTAAAATGCACAATATAATATTTTCCCTGCTTATGTAATATATGACAGGATTGATATAGTTTTCGTTCTTTTCTAGAAGCTACACCTATTCGTGATAATGTCTCACGAATCTTTAGGAAATCGTCTGGTTCTTTCAGTACGACTTCAAGCATATGCTCCTGTGTCCAATTAATGTTTTCCATTTCTTCCACCTTTATCCAAACTACTTTTAATAGCCTTTATCTGTTCATCATTAAGTAGTTTAAGAGCTGACTTTGCTTTTTCATTGTTATACCCATAATACTCTTTTACATACTCTAGATTCTTCGTTTTACTCGCCTTCATCCAAGGAGTATATCTTTTCCTTGTTCTTACAGTATTTAGGAAAAAATCAAACTGTAACTTACTATCTAGGTGGTTGTGTAAGTTCATTTCGTTGACGAGATGGATAGTATCTGGAAATGGGGCCAGACACTTATTGATGATAAATGGAGAATATTTCTTTTCCCACATTTCATCTTCGGTGTCCATGAGAGGTGTTTTCTCATGGTTTATTGCATTTAAGTAGTCTTTCAGTTCATAACTCATTTGAACTTTACCTGACCCATTAACTCTGTCATACAGGCAAGGAGATTAATTTCATGGTCTGATACAAAGGCTGCTTTGTGTTGATACTCTGCTAGAATAACAACAGCATGAGGAATAGTAGAACCATCAAGATGGTCATAGAGCGAATCATAGACCCTACGAAAAATACGAACAGGGTCGTTATCAAGATTATTAACAATCCACTTGCGAACATTAGTAAACTCCTTTTCTTTGAGAGATTGCATAAGTTCGCCAATATTTGCTTGAGACATATTTACTAGTACACCAGCATCTATTTTACCTGATACTGAATATCTCTGAAGTTCATTTAGAACTCTTCTCCAATCTGGAAAGTGTTTATTTAATAATTCAGCAACAGCCTTTGACTCGAACTGTATGTTTTCTTGACCAAGAATTTCTTGTATTCGTGCAAAGAAATTACTTGCAAGTTTAGGTTTTTCACTATTGGGAATAACAAAATCTACAACACTACATCGTGAATGTAATGGTGGTATTAATCTATTCTTATAATTACAAGTAAGAATAAACCCACAATTTTTGTGAAATTCTTCCATGAACCCACGCAAAGCTGGTTGCGTAGATTGTGCGTTTAGATAGTCTGCCTCATCTAGAATGATGTACTTACGTCCACCCTCTAGTGAAACAGTAGAAGCAAAGTTCTTGATTTTAGTTCTGAGAACATCAATTCCAGATTCCTCAGAACCATTTATCATCATATACGTTGCACCGATTTCATCAAGCATGGCCTTTGCAACTGTAGTTTTACCTACGCCTGGCCCACCTGATAAAATTAGATTTGGTATGTGTTTATCTTTAACAAATAGACCAAAGGTTTTCTTTAGTTCATCTGGTAAGATGCAGTCATTAATATTGGTTGGGCGGTATTTCTCCACCCACAAAAAAGTTTCCATAATATATACCTCTCAACTTAAACAGTATAAGTTGATTCAGGCTCTAACGCAATCCAATATTCTATATCAGAACTTTTGTTCTGATAATGACTAATATTTTTAGATGAAATTTCTACATCATATGTTCCATCAAGAAGTTTCATATTTTCAACTTTGAAGAAGAAATTAAACTCACCATCACCTTGTGTTGCAACATCAAGAGAATAATTATTTGCAGTATCATTTTTCTTATCTTTCACGGTAAGAGATGAACCAGAACCATTTTTTTCTAGAACCATATCTGGAGCACCAATTACACCAGCTGCTTTCTTTAGTTTAGATAAGTCTTCATTACTCATTGTAAACTTAACTTCATTGGAAGGCATAGTAATCATTTTACTAGGACTAGTAACAACTGATGGATCAGAATAAAAATACTTCAAAGAGTTTGATGTATTATTTTCTTCTTTAATCATTACATGATTTTCCGAAAAATCCAATATAGGATTTGTAAACAAGGACATAGCAGCTAGAAACTCATTTAAGTCATAGATAGCAATTTCTTGTGGAAATGTTTCTTCAACTTCTGCTTTTGCAATAATATTTTTCATTGCTGACATAGTTGTAATTGTATTGCCTTCTTTAATCACTAAATTTTGATTAATTGTAGCAAAATTCTTTAGTACGGAAGTTGTGTAGTTACTTAGTTTCATTATATTGATTCTCCAATTGATTGACGTATAATGCTATTATACCATAATGTATTACCTTTAGCAAGTCTTTTCTGTCCTTGCCATTCTTTTTTCCATATCGTTGTGCATACTTGAGTATATTGCCGATACAGAAACCTTCACCATGACCACCATCTATGATAAACTCAGTAGCTTGGAATCTTTCCTTGCTGTAGTGAGCTCCATAAGTAGAGTCAATATAATCCTTTAGTTCTCCTAAAGCATATTCTTCATTATATTTGTATTTCATTCATTTCCTTCATTATCATAAATATTAAAATTTGCAGAAAATGTTCTGCGTTCACCTTCACCGAAGAATGGGTTTACACAATGATTTAACCAATTTGGAAATAATATCATAAGCCCCTCAATTGGTTTTATCATAGCTGTTGTTGGATGTTTTAATTCATAGTGATCTTTTCCAGATGTATGCCCCCAATGAAATGCTGTCATTCCATCTGTGGCTCCAGACGCATGATTAAGACTCCCACCAATTGGTTCTGGAAGTTCTGTAATTTGTTTTGGTACTTTTAAATATACAATACAAGATAAACCAGCTGTAGTTTGAACACCATGACTATGTAAAGGATTGTAATCACCCTCATAACTATGAATAGTCCAACCTTCATATGCTTCAGCCCTAGATGCCCTTTGATAAGCATTTTGTAAAAACTGTGTTCCTATACCACTTAAAGTATTTTTAAACATTTTAGATGTGTCTGAATTGTCAAAATTAAATTTTAGTTGTGATGATCGTTTGTTACGATTAATTTGTCCAACTAAATTACTAGAATGATCTATGCTTTCGGGTATAACAGTTTCATCAATATAGTTGTTTACTTCATCTATCATTGGTTTAGGTAATTCAACTCTAAGCATACTAACTGCTGCTGGTTGAAGTATTTTCATTTGTATTTTTTCTACACTCATTTATTTTATTCCATAATTAAAAGACATACTAATGCGATTCTTCTTACTTCTACATCCATCAACTGAGTGTTTTAACCATG